GCGGCGGCCCCAGCGTCGAATCGTATGCCGGCACTGTCTTCCCATCCACGGTGGGGCATGCCGCCGAAGAGATTCGGAACAGCGTCCCGAGCGTCCCATTGGTGTTGCAGGCGATCGCGTAGAGCGCCGCGCCGTGCAGATCACCTCCCGTGTCCAGGAGATCGTCCACGCCGACGATTAGGTAATTGGTCCCATTATAGAGCGTGAAATTGCGCGGATAGGCGTACCTCGAACCTACGATGTTCGTCGGTTGCGAAAGCTGCCAGTTACTCTGGCTCGGCACCGCCAGCAATGGCGCCGACCAGGTCACCCCTTTATCAGTTGAATAGCAGACCGCCGTCTGCATGCCCCCGTCCGTTTCGTTCGTCGCGTTCGAAGAAAACGCCACCCACTCCATATAGCCCCCGCCAGACAAAGCCTGCGCGGCGATTCGCGTGTGATGGCTGTATTTATGCGACGGGATGCTGCCCTCCGTGGCCGCGCTTGAGTTCGGCGCTGAGACGGTCGCATTCACAATCGTCGGCACCAGGGGGTAAGGCCCCGTTATATTCGTTCCGGCCGGCCATTTGAACCTGGGAAACCCAGGGTCGTTGGTGCTGGTCGCGTTCCGGTTGCCTCGATTAACAATTTCCTGCTTGAGTCGTATTTGCTCATTTGTGGTCAATGTCCGCTTGCAAATCCCCGCGCCCACCAGCTCGCATTGCGCAAAGTCGAATTGGCCCGTGCTGGCCGAGCCCATCAAGTAAAGCATTGTCGAGCTATCAATGCTCAACGTCGGCGTTCGATTGATCGGCGCCGTCCCATTCGTGCCGTCAACCGAATTGACCACATTGCTGTTAATCAGTCCCAGCATCAGGAACACCAGCGTGTCGCTGGCCGGCGTGGGTGCCGAACTGCTGCCGGTGGCGCTGTGGGTGCCATCCGCTATGATCGCGCTAGGCTGAGCCGATCCCGCATATTTCAACTCATAACCAGCGTCCGTTGAACCCGTGGTTCGTTTGTTCACCAGCCTTCGGTTGGACTCCCCTCCATGCGACATCGCCACCGCAAATACTGATCCATTAGTCGCCGCCCCAAAGCTCAGCAGCGAACTGCTCACACATGCCAGGTAATTGCTGGCCGCCGGGTTGGGAAGCCACACCGCCATCGAAGTAGGCTGCCGCAAGCTGAGCGGATATGTCCCGCGGTTCAAAGTCCAGACCGCGTTGGGTGTGCAGTTCGTATCCGTATATCCGGTCTGCCCACATAGCGTGCTGTCGAAATAAACGACATTCGATCCGCCAATCGGCTGCCTGATCTGAAACCCGTAAAACTTGCCTTTCGCGCTGTTCGCACCGGCCACTGCTCCCAAGTAAACCCTCGAGTCACTGTTGAAAATGTTCGTCATCCTGGTGTTCAGATTTGTCACAGGACTTCCCAGTTGAGTCCAGTTCAGCGCGTTAATGTCCGTGTTGGTGTACCAGGTCATCACGATGTTATCGTTCACCTGGCCAACCGTCACCCGCACCGCCATTCGCTGACCGGCAGCAAGTCCGTGCGCGGCGCTCTGAGTATTGGGGAGCAGGCCCGTTCCATTCGTTGAAATTCCCAGCGCGAACTTGCTCGAGGTGCAAGTCATCTCCCATGTCCTCTGCGGTGTGTTGAATGATTTGGACGCCAGATTCCCGCTCGCCCAACTGTCCAACGCCGCATCCAGCCGAATCTCAAAATCGTTCGTCAGGTTGTAGGCGGTCGCGTTCGTGATGGATGCACTATTGTTGTTTTGCCCCGGCATCCACAGGTAGCCGCTGCCGATCAGCCGAGTCGGGCGCAAGACGCTGTTTCCATCCTCCACCATGAAAAGGTTGGTCCCGTTCTGGCTCTGCCCGATGTTGGGATACCGATTGTTTACCGGGTCGTAGTCCCACGCCGTCCAGACCGCTACACAGGAATTGATGATCGACTCTCCCTGCGCTGGGAAAAAGGCCCGCGCCGGAAGTGTCAGGCAGATTAGAAGTGCAAGTACTCTCAGCACAGCTATTCCTTGAACCAGCCGCCTGTTAACCAAGCACAGGTGAAGCCAGTGGCGTCGGGCAACGTCATTCGCACATTTCCTCCACTGTCTTTGACGGTTATTACAAAGGCGCCCGCACTCACGCATAAGATTCTCTTTTCGTGTCCGATATACAGCCCCGCCGCCGGCAGAATGACGTTGATATTGGCGCCCGGCGTCACAGCCAGGACGTCTTTGCCCGAGGCCGACATGGTTATGTCCGCCGATGTCGCCACCTCCTGAAGGTTGCTCCAGGTGCATGAATTGGTAATGGCGCCAAAGCTCCCAATGAAAGCGCTGGCCGTAACCGTACCCTGATACGTCGCCGCCCCATTGGTTATATCAAACCTCTGATTCGGCCCCGTAGCATTAGTCCCCACGATTCCCATGTTGGTCCCGCGAATCATCCAGCTTCCATTCACCGTGTTGGTGTTGAACTCGTGGAAGTTATAGTTGGTCGTCCCATTCCCGGATTGCGCCGGCGCGTTGCTATTAATCTGTCCTGGCCATGCCCCGGACACCGTCAGCGAGGTTGTCGCGGTATTCGTGGCCCGAGCGCTGTAGGAAATTGACTGCGGGCCATTGGTGGTTAGATATAAACCGCTCGGCCATACGGTGCGGGGGGAATAAAACACTGTGATCGATTGGATCGCCGCCTGCCCCTGCATTGCCGTTCCTCCGTTATCTATGGGAAACGTCTCGACCACCACGTTGGTGATGCTGGTGAAAACATTGGTCAGATAATCCACCGTCCGGATCACGTCGGAGGCACCAGTTTGAAAGACTCTCACCGCGCTTTCGCTCATAAGCTCCCACCCGCACGTCATGACGGTGTTGGTTTGGGGGTATTGCCCTATATCCAGCTCCGTTGGAGGATAGTAGTAAGAGCCCCCACTTCTTCCTTGCTGCATTATCCAATTCCTGCCAAGCGTGTCTTCATTCGTGTAAACGGTCCCCAGCCCGTTGGTGAAAATGTCCACAGCATAATAACCAGACGCGGCAATGTACTGCAGGTGAAACGTCGGCCCGACAGGAACTCCGAAGGTTCTAAATGTGGCATCCACCGGACTGGCCGGAGAGGCAATAAGCACCGGATACCTGGTGAATGCGTATGCGTAGTTGTAAACGTTCGCGTAGGCAGTTGAGAACAGGAACTTGACTGAAACCCCGCGAATTCGCTTCGGGCTAAGCGGATCAAAACCCTTGTATAAGTACAAGGCGGGCTGGCCAATTCCCTTGCAAACGATGCTTCCGCCCCATCCCTCATTGGTGATGCAGAGCACATTCGTGAGCGTGTTGTAAAGCGACAGACTTGCTCCCAGCGGATACCAGCCCTTGCTCACCAGGCTGCTATAGGCAATGGGCTGATTTGTTTCGTTCTCCCAGGACCAAGTCTCAGAGTCGAGAACGGCCGGGAAGTTCGTAAATGTGGCGCCACCGCCGGTCGCGGTCACCGTCAGCACATTAGTTCCACCCGGAGTTGTCAGCGTGATTCCAGCGCCCGCAACGCGCAGGGGTATGTTGGTTACCCCGCCCCCATTCCCATTCGCCAATCCAGCCCAATTCAAATGCCCATCGGACCCGCCTGCATCAAATTTACCGTCGGTCGTGCTGAATGTCTGGCTTAGCCCTGCATTGGCGTGATAGCCGTCATTATCGATAAAATTGTCGCTCGGAAAAACAACTTGCGCGCCGCCGAAAGTAAAAAGGTCACCATCCATCTCCAGGCTCCGAGTATCAAAATTAGTCACCGCCGCCGGAGCTATGGGATTAGTACTGTATAGATAATAAAACGACATCGCATGAATGTCCCCCAGGTAATCCCGGCCATTCACGTTTCCCGAAACTGTCGCCGGATATCCGCATGTTCGAATCGTCGAGCCGTGAATCGTGTCGAGTTGAATGCGGTAAGCGTAGCCCGCAACGGTATTTGAAAACGTCGCCGAACCGCTTGGGCTCGTGAGCTGATAGATTGGCTGAGGAGTAAGCAGAGTGTTGCCGCCATAATCCGCAAATGGAGCCAGGGGCGTCTGGGTGATGCGGAGAAGCGCCTGCGGCGTTAGTTGAAAGTCCGCGTAAATGTATGTCGCGTTCACCAAATTTGTGGATGCCCATGCGGCGCCGGCCGCGAACAAAAGAAGGCCGGAGAGAAGTTTTTTCATATTCAAGGCTCAAAAACCACCTGCGCCGCGTAACTCGGCTCGCAGCTATGAAAAGCCAGCAGCACCCAGAAAATCAGGCGCGCGAACGGCATTGCAAATTTGCAAATTTTCATGGTTCAAACGCGATCAGGATCCACCGGCTCGCCGCCCCCGAATACATAAACGTCGCCGCCCCATTACCCGTCGTGGCGCGATCGGCGCCACTCATCGAGATAATCCGGTTCGCCGCCGTCGTGTCATTCCCCGTCGCGCCGCCCTCCGTCGCGATCGTCATGTTGAACCCCGTCTGATTGATCACCGTGCAAAGCTGACCGTCGCGGCCGCCGTCGATGCCCAGGATCGCAAAAGCCCCGCTCGGCCCGCTGACCTCGATGAACGTATTCGTGCCGATCGGCAGATCCGAATTGTTCCCATTCGCCAGGCTCGTAATGGGAAACCTCGGAAAGCAGATCTTCCCCGGCACCACGAGTTGATTGGTCACCACGCTCCCATCCACCGTCCCAACCTGCAGCCCGTTCGCCGGAATATTGGTCAAACTCGCGCCGTTGCCCACAAAGCCATTGGTCCCGATCTGAATCCGGCCGCCCACGATGTTGAAAGTGTTCAGCGCCATATCGCCATTCATGTTCACTGGATTGTGTAGATAGATGGTTCCAACCGTGGAAATAATGAGGCCGGCCGGCGTGCATTCGAGGAGCGACGCATGCCCTCCAGTCCCAGCGCTTCCGATAATCGAAAAGTCGCAAACATTCGCCGCCGGATTCGTCACGTAAGACCCGCTGATAAGCACCATCGTCCCATTCACCAGGTTGGCCAGGTTCGTCAATCCTTTCGCCCCAGGGACAGATAGCTGCACATTCGTCAGCCCCATGAAATTCGCCATCGCCGGAGCGTTCTCATGCACTACATTGGTGTTCGAGGAGCTATCCAGCGCGCGCGCCACGTCGCTGACGACGTTCGTCCGCTGCCCGATTGCTTCGCTCTCCCACGGAATCCTGAACTCCGTAACCGTGGCAACCACCTGCGTGCTGTAAGTGACCGTCCCGACCCCGGCCGACAGCGTCACCGTCATGGCCACTCCGCTCGCGCCCGCCAGCGTGAAATTCGTGACGCCCCCATCCAGCATGGTCACCTGCGAAAAAGGATTGAGCCCAATCTGCTTGAAAGCATTCGTCTTGCTCCCATCCGGCGTCGAGTTGGTCCCGATCTGGATTGAGCTGATAACCACCGAATTCGTGAAAGTCCGCACCGCCGCATTCACCGTAAGCGTCTGCCCATTGGTCGTCCCCGCCGCATTCGTAAAAGTCACGCTCGCCGTAACCCGCTGCGCCGAGCTCACTTCCGGCGCCAGCCAGATCGCCATTACCAGCATGAAGACCGCAAAAATCCTCTTTCTCATAGCGTAATAATGTTGTCGGTCGCCGTCCCATCGTTCGCCACGCCGAGCTCCCTGCCATAAACCCCATTCTGGCTCCGGAACTGTTGCACCTGGCCCAGATCGCCAACCATCTTCTGGAAAAGCGCCAGGCATTCCGCCTTGGTCATGTATTGATCCGTCGGCCCCGGCACTGTGGACGTCAGCTCGTCGACAACCGCCATCAAGTTGAACTGCGTCTGCAGGATCGTGATCCGATTCCCCGCCAGCGTCAGGTTCAACTCGAACCAAGCCGACTTCGCAGCCGCGGTCCCGATGTATGCGTCCACCGCGGCCACCGCCAGATTCAGATCCGCCGAGAAATAGCTCCCCGCCGCGTTCCAAACAAAAGTGTCCTGCAAAGCGAGCGGCGCCGGCCCTCCAGAAGTCCCCGTCGGCTGCTGCCCCACCGAGGCCCTCAGCCCGTAAGTGGAAAGATTCGCCAACGTCCAGGGCGAATTGATATTCGAAGTCGCCTCGAGGCCTTGCACCTGCAGCGTCACCACGTTCGATTGAAAAAGCCCCGGAATAATCCCCGCCGATCCCAGGTACGACACCAGGACCTTATTCTGCAAATCAACCGCTAACCTGAGTGCGCCCATTCAACCACCCGTCGCCGTCAACAAGGCGGTTTAACCTCATCTCCCTCTCCGCACACCCTCCGCAATCCTGCCAGCCCATGACCGCCGCCGCCGGCTCGAGCACCTGGTGCAAGAGAGTCCCGAGTGCCAGCCCCTGAAACCTCCTCTTCATCACCACGTCGAAATTGGCCCGCGAGATCTCCAAACAATCCCCGTGAATCTGCCCCAGCCCCATGAAATCATCCCAAGCCCCCGGTCGCTCCATGCAAGCCCCGCGGATCTCGCTTAGCCTTACCCTCATATTGGCACCGAGGCCGCGATGACCGCCGGCGGAAAACTCAATCCCGCAGTTGCGTCAGCCAGGTCAAAAGTAAATGTCACGCCCGTCAAGCCCACCGGCGTCGGCGTGAATGCCAGTGAGAACGTCGATATATTGCTCGACACCGCCCCCACTGCGATCGAGCTGATCGGCGCGCCGCTCGACCAATCCCTCAAATCGCTCACGCCGCCCGTCAGCCGCGGCGTCACCACCAGCGCCAGGGTCGGCAACCCATCGCATTTGATATTGAAAGTGATTATCCAGCGCCTTGCCCCGGCCAAGGTTCCCGTTGTTACCCTGCCGAAAGTGATCGTGATCCTCGGCGTCAGGTCATACACGATCGCCGCGCTGTTCCCAAAAGCGTCCGAAAAAAGAATCGTCGCCATCACGTCCAGCTTGCTCGAGGGGCTGACCGTGAATACAAACCCGACCGCTTTGTTCACCTGGTTGGCGTTGATCGTGATTCCCGTGAGAGGGCAATTCGAGCAGGCCACAATTCCGCCCGTCAGCGCCAGCGTCGCGCTCACGGACGTCCAGGTGATGTCGCTCAGGTTATCAAAGAGGAAACTCGAATCATAAACCCCCGGCGAATCCAGGAAGAACGTCGCCGTCTTCGCCTTGAACGCCATCGCAATCTTGTTCAGCACATAAGTCGGCGTCGAATCGTAGGGCGCCGGCACGTTGTCGCCGAATGCGTTGTCGGTGAACCTCAGCTTGATCGGCGCAGCCGCGTCATGCCGGAAGACCAGGCGCGAGCACTTCGCCGCGTCCTCCGCCAGGAATCGGTTGCCATAGCCCACGCCCGGCGGTACCGGTTCCGGCAGCCCCGCGTGCTGAATGCCGTTATTAGAATACTCGGCATAAAAGAAATATCCGCTCAAGTCACCGAGCGGCCAGGTCTGCAAAGCCGATTGCGGTACCCGGCTCACAACCCATCCGTCGCGGTAGTTCCAGGAGCCCCGGCAATAGGCCAGCTCATAGACTCCTGCCGGCACGCCCGAGAAAACCATTGTCCCCTCGCGCGAGATATCAGGATTCCAGTTCCCGACGCATGTCCGGCCAAAGCTGTTCCCCGGCGGGCATCCGGAGCAGTCCCCGGGCTCGAGCTGCGTAGCCGGCTCCCACCAGAGTAAAATGTTCCCCTCGGCGCCGGCGATGCCGTCCACGCGAATGTAATAGGTATGGCTCGGATCCGCGTCGAAGGTCACTTCGCCCTGGCGTTCCCATCCTGCGTAAGTAGTCGCCGCGCCCACCTGGACCAGCCCGGCCAGCGTCGTGCCGCGATAGACATTGATCACCGTGGCGATGCTCGTCTCCGGCAGGCCCACGCCCGGCCGGTACCGGGTCCCGAAGACGTAGCGGCCGCCGCCCGTCTCGGCCACCGGCGGCGACCAAACCCACCAAACCGTTTTGCCTGCGTTCGCCGGCTCGCCTGCTTCGCCCGTCGCGCCGATATTGGATCCGCTCGCCGCGCCGGCGTAACCGCCGAGCGCCGTCGCATTCGCAAAATTGTCATTGGCAGGGCCGGGCATTAAACCTCCAGCAAGTTTATATACGTCGTCTTGCCCGTGCCTCCCCTGCAGGCCGTGTACTGTTTCACTCCCAGCGACCAAAGGTCCCAATAGTTGGTACCACCGCTGTCGGCCGGCTCCGGAAAAGTCGGCGGGATGCAGATCCCCGCCACGACCGGATTATCCTTCACGCAAATGAAGAGCCCGAGCGCATAAGGTGCGTTGCGCGAGCGGACGATATCGTCCTTTTTGTAAGACTGAGTGACATCGAAATCACCTTTATATGGCAGACCGCCTGGACCGCCCGTCCCCGGATTGATTTCCAGAATCGTTCCGCCCGTGCCCTCCTTCACGCGATAGCCAGGCCCTGGCCTGATCGTGCGAGCCTCGATGCATTGCAGCACCCGCTTAAACCAGCGCGCAGCAGCTCCAGACCCATCTGGCGGCATCGGCAGGTTGATCATAGCGGAGTCCCCACAATTAAAATCGGCCAGAGCCCATATTCCCATTCTTGCTCGAGCTGCGTGCGCTGCCGCGCGGCCGTCCTCGTAGTCGGAAATTTCTTATACCAGCCATAGCTGAAATCCGCCTTCGTCGAAACGTCGTTAGGCAGTTGGAAAAGGATATGGTTGGGAATGGCCTCCAGCGCGATCAGGCTCGCCGTGCTGATGACCTTTTTGACGTTTGTTTGCGCCGCTGGAATCGTCCATTGGTTCGTGACCGTCTGCGTGTGCCGGATGATCGGCTGAAAAATTCTCGCCGAGGTAAAGCCGCCGAACATCAGCCGCATCAACGTCTCCGCGCCCGCCGCTTTCGCGCCGGACGAGAACGCATTATTGACGGCCGTCGCCAGCGGTTTTACGGATGCGGGATCCTGCAACATTGCCTTGGCCGCCGCGAAATCATCCTCATTGAAAGCCCGCACCACCGCCGTGTCCGATTGCAGCACATCCTTCTCGTGCTCATTGGCAAAGAACTCCCAGGTATCCACGAAGTCCTGTCCGGGATCGCCGCCGGTACCGCCCGGAAGGAAATTCCACCGCGCCACCAGCTTGTCGCACGCCCCGCTCGGCGACTGCTCGATATTGAGCAAGCTCCCCGTCCCCTGCAGGTTGGCCCATTGCAATTGAATGGCGGCCCTTGTGCCCATCCAGGTGTACTCCGCGAAAGACCCTCCCTCGTCGAACCCATACCGGATCGGCTGCAAATAGGCCCCCGCAACTCCGTTAATTCTCGGCATAGCTCAAGGATTTCCAAAATTAACCGTGTCACCTCCGGCGCCGGCGCTCGCCGACGGCCGAGTATTCGCCTCGATCAATCGCAGGAGGTCTAGCTGCTGCCTCGCAATGTCCGTGAAGTTGCCGGCGTTCTCCCCCAAAAAGTTCCCGGTCTTCAGCAAACTGTCCGAGCTGATCCTGCTCAGCCCGCGACGACTTTCCTTTTCAGCCGCATCCTGGAATTCAGGCATGGCGCCAATGCGCTGCAGGGCTAGCTGCTTTTCCAGCAAATCGCTTTTCTGCTTCGCCCAGGCGTCCTTCATCTCCTGGAGGTCGGCCGCCGAACTCGCCCCGGCATTGATAAAATCCTGTGCCGCTTGTTTCGCTCCCGGGAATTGCTTGTCGTAGGCTGCCTGATTACTGGGATCCGTGATCAACGTCCTCGCTATGCCCGTGACCATCTGGTCCAGACTTTTGCCTTGCGAGAAATTTCCCCAGAAGCTGGCGTCCGCTTTGATCCTCGACATCAGCGCGTTCACGATATCCATCAAATATACCAGCGCCGGCGCCAGGCCCACCGTGATCGTCTGCGCGAGAGTTTTCATCTCGTCATCGAGGAACTTCAACGCCACCGCGTCCTGTGTCGTCATCACCTGGCCCAGCCGCTTCGCGGATTCCATCAACTCCTCCATGTCGTCCCTTAGCATCGGAATCAGGGACCCGGCCCCGCGGCCACCAATATCCCGCAGCGGCTGAATGAATTCCTGTGGACTCCGCCCTCGCACATTCGCCGACAGCTTCAAAATCAACTCTTCGACCGGCGCCTTCAGATCGCCACCCAGGCCCAGCGCCTGGAACGAACCAAACTTCTTGGGATCCACTCGCGCCGAATTAAGCTTCTCGACGAACCCGACCAGGTCCTCCATGTGCGCGCCGGTCATTTTGGCCGCGTAGCCGAACTCCTGCAGCTTCTCGACGCCCACGCCAATCCGGTTGGCCGTATCCACGAGTTGGTCCGCCTGCTCGATGGTCTTCTTGATTGCCTCGGTGACCGTGACAATCCCGAAGGCCTCCAGCGCCAGCTCCTTGAGCGAATGCGAAAAATGCTCCGCCCCGTGAGCCATCTTCTCGATGCCACTCTGAAACCCGCTTCCATCCAGCGAGACCTTTGCCTTTAATTCCAGAGCCATATCACGCAGGGCCTGTAGGCGGCCTGCCCCCAGCCGGCGCATCCAACGCCTTCGCGAACGCCGCCGCATTCGCCTTCCCCGACTCGAGCTCGCCATCCGCCAGCATCCGTATCGCGCCCGATCCCTCCAGCAACTGAAAGAAATCCCGAATCGCCTTCTGCAAAGGTTGCTCCTCGACTTCCTCCTTCGACCATCCAAGCTGCGATCGCAGGCCGACCTCCATGGATTCACTCCAATGCGAGGCCCCCGAGGCGCGCCCATCCGACTCGTCCCAATATTCCGGCAGTGCGGAGGCCTCCGAGATATACCGTTGAAACAGTTTGATCTTCTCGAGCGGATTGAAAGAAGTACGCGCTTCCCACCATCGCCCGATCCATGGTAGCCGACGCAGCCAGGGCGCCGGAGAAATCCGCCGGCTCCAACGTCGAATGTCCCTCAGGCAATGCTTCGAATCCAGCCATGCGGCGGCCGCGGCGCAAGTCATGGAACAAAGGCAAACCCCGAGAATTAGGTCCCCAAACGAAACCACCCGCGACTCCTCCGCCACGAAAGCGCAATCCACGCGCCGCAAAATCCGATATCGCCCCAGCGACATCGGCTTCAACCGCAGCCCAAGAATTTGAAACGGCTCCGGAATCGCCGCCGCGAAAGCATAATCATTGGCCATGGCAATCGAGTTTCCATTTCCCCTTTGAGATCTTTGCGATCTTTGCGGTTAACTTCAGGCCCCAGCCACCGCAGTCACGCCCGCGCGTTTATGCAGCGGCACCGAAATCTTGGCCGCATTAACATTCCCGCCGATGACCTTCGCCCCCGCCTGGACTTCCCAGGTCGCGACCAGGTCCGGCCTAGAGGCGCAAGCCGTGATCGCAATGAAAGCCCCCGGAACCAATGAGGACAGGGTTGTCGCCGTCCTGGCGGCCGCCTGGCTGCTCGAGTCCGTCACCACAAATTCAATCGTGGCCTCGTCGTGAATATCCGTCCAACCGCGAGTCACCACATCCCCGACGCCGTTCTTGGTATTCTCCACGTCGGCCGCTTTGGCCTGGTCCACATTCTGAAGGAGAGTCCCCGAAAGTCCCGTGATGGTGATCCCATTCGTCCCCGTGAATCCAAAATTGACCGGTGTGCCGTTTACAGTGGCCATATAGCCACTGCCGACCCGTCAACGTAGCCCTGTAGGCCGGCTGCCCTCAGCCGCCTCCCCTCAAACCGCAACCGCCCGCGGCACAATATTCACGTTCAACGTCCGGCCGCCCTGGTGCGCATTCCCCTCGATCGTCACATGGCACCCATTAACGCCCGCCGGCAGCCGCCCAATATCCGCGATGATCGCAGCCCGATAGGATTCAAGCAGCCCATGCTTCAGCCCCTCTTCATCCTCCTTGAGCGCCGCGATTTGTTTAGCAATGCCCTCCTTGGTACCGGTCATCGAAAGATTGAAAGCCATATGCCCACTATAAGCCCGTCAACACCGCTCCAGCAAGGTAGGGCGCGTCAGCCCAGTTCCGATCTCTATGCCCCTGCACCTCCTGCTTTCATTTTTCTGCCATCCATTTTTCTGACATTCCCTTCCCCGCGGCTAGAGCCCGCCCCTCCCACAGCAATAACACCTCATCTCCAGTTCATCCACCCAGGCCCCCTTCGCGTCCTGCCCCATTTTCACCGCCGAATAGACAATCCCATTATCAAACACCGTCAGATTAGTCACCGCCGCCGATAACGTCGCCGGCAACGTCGAATCCATCAGCGCCGTCAGACCTGCATCGAGCAGGATCTGCCTAGCGCCCTTGGGATCAGCCGTCACATCCGGATAAGGCCGCGTCCGGAATTGCACCTTGGCCATCACCCAAAAATTCCCGGTTCCTTTCGGATCCTCCTCGCCGTCACCGTCCGCCATGCAAGTGATGGATTGCAGCACCTTCTCATCAGTCCCAATCCCCGTATAAACCTTCGGCAAAGGGTTCAGCGCGGCCACCGCCGCCGTCATCACCGCCGCCAGCGCGCTCTCCAACCGGTCATTTGGCAAATAGCTCATATCTTATGGCGAAAACCACATACATCAATTGTGCTCCACTCCCGCCTCGCCCGCCGCCCGCCTCAGCCGCCGTTCGATCTCTTCCTCCATCGATCGCTGCTCATTATCGAACGCCCGCTGCAAGGCCGGCCCACCAAACAAAACCAACGGCTCCTTGGGATCCTTGCTCGTCGCCGCATTAGTGATCGTGGCCGTCACGTTCCAAAATCCATCCCTCGCCACCGTCGCCGATCCATGCGGCTTCCGAAACCCGACGCCAGCCACGCTACCCGAAACCCCCAGCGCCGCCGCCAGCTTTTTAATCGCCGGGATCCAGCCCGATTTCAAATAAGCCAGGCTCTTCATTCTCGAGGCAATCAGCGCCACAATCATCTCGCCGATCTGGTCTTTCGTCGGCTGCGGTTTGCCCTCCGCAAAAAGCTTCGCGCGAATGATGGCCTCCGCCAGCGAGACCGGCAGCCGATCTGCCTTCACCAGGCGGAGAGTCCGGCCGCCCAATTTCTTCAATCGCCCCACCCGCCCCAGCTCGCTGCGCACCGTCGCCGCGTCTACCTTGGGAGTCTCGCGCAAAGCCCCGAGCGCAATATAAAGCGCCTTCTTATCCACAATCTCCGAATGCGCCTTGCGCGATAGCTCCGCAAACCGCTTCAGCGTGCTCGTGAATTCCGCTGTATCCCCCGTAATTTGAATTCCCTGTGCCATTGGCTTACGCCGCCCGATCCGGATCCCCGCAGATCAATTTGAACGTCCCATCCCCTGGCAACTCCACCGGCCTCAGCACCCGGTAACTATTCCCATCAAACGTGACCAGGTCATTGATGCTCGGCACCGTCGGGCAAACCTCCAGCCGCAAGTAAATGGTCAGATCCGTCTCGAGCGCAAAACCGCCCTCTCCAAAAACACTCCATCGCGTCGAAGTATTGGCAACGCACGGATAATCCGCGCCCGCGATCGTCACCACCGCCTCGGTATCCCGCTCCAACCGTTTCACCGCCCGTGCGCTCGCCTTTCCAATCCGGCTCATATCCCCGCCCCCGGGTCAACCTCCTTAGCTCCCCGCCGGCGCCAGCGTCCCCTTCGCGCTGTGAATATACCGGTGCAAAATCCTCGGCACATGAACCTCCTTCAATCCTGCCATCCGGCACAACGGCTCCGCAAACGCCCAATCCTCCCCGTAATTGACCGCCGGAAAGTGCGACAGAATCGCCAGCTCCCGCCGCCAGGCGCAAACGTGCCAGGCATTCCGCCGCGCCGTCCCTCCCGGCACAAAAGGCTCATTAGGATTCCCCAGCCGAAACTCGATCCGCCCGATCCGCCCCTCGATATCCGCCTCCTGCAAAAACGTCACCACGTCCGGGCCCGGCGATTCGTCGGCCGCCATCAGCAGGCTCCTGATATAATCCGGCGAAACCCAGTCGTCATCATCCACGAAAGCCACGAATCGCCCCCGTGCCGCCCGCAGCAAAGCATCACGTTTCTCTCCGACGGTGCGCCGCTTATTATCCAGGAGGACAAGATGCTCCGCCGCCTTCTCACCGATCTGCACGTGCATCTCCGCGCAAAGCCCCGCGATCGCCGCCATCCTGGAAGGCATCGCCGGCGTCAGCACCGAAAGGAGAATTTCTGTTTTCATTGTTTAATAACATTCATGCCAAAAATGCGAAGCACGGGGCCTTTTTCGGGATAAGGGAGGTTGAAGCTTGCCCACAAATCCAATAGCAGACGGTTGCGTCTATTCAGCCTGATTTCGGTTGGTAGGTTCCCAGCGACCAGCCTTCTCCTCCGAAACGCCAGAATTCTATCAATTATCTCACTGCGCGCCTCTCTCCTCGGCTCTGAGCGTCCTCGGTTCATTCCACCTTCCAAAACCAAACGCCCCCCAGCCTCATCGCCTTCGGCAGTAGCTCAGTCACCGCCCGATCCACCTCGTGCCATTGAATATCGTGCCCCGCAATAATCCCGCCCGGCTTCATCTTCGGCAGCCACGCCGCGATATCCCGTTTCACACTCTCGTAATCGTGCGCCGCATCGATGAACACAAACGCCAGCCCGGTCCCAATAAACCTCGCCGCCGCCTCCGCGCTATCCGCCTCGATGATCCCCACGTACTCAGTCACCCCGCAGCGCTGCAGGTTCGCCTCGAAAGCGTCCCTCAGGTTGCCCCCGCAGAATTTCACCGTCTCCTCGTGCTCCTTCTGGTTCGTCTCCCCACGGAAATGATCCACCGCGAATAGCCGTACCAGCTTTGGCATTGGCTTCAGCCGCTGCGCGAGGAAAATAATCGATCGCCCCAGCCAGCACCCGACCTCCACGGCCGTGTCGCCGCTCTTCAGCAGCCGGGCAATCATGTCATAGAAGGGCCAGTAGTTGAAAAAGCCCGGCACGCTCGCCCAATCCTTTTTCGCATAGAGATCATCTTTGATCCGCCGGCCTTCCTCGTATCGCTCCGGATTATTCTGCCGCAGGTAGGTCTCATCCATCGGCGCGCCCGTCTTGGCCGGATGATCATGCATGAAGACCAGGTCGCGCGCCTCGATCACCGCATTGCGCCGGTAAGCCTCACTCGTAAACCAATTGTCCGAATAAACGCCCGTGAAATTCGGGTGAAACATAAACCAGTCCAGCGCCAGGTAAGCCCGCGTCATGATCGCGATGCATAGCAGCTTGTCGGTCCGCAGCCCGTCGCTCACCGCCAGCACCTTCGCCTCGCCCACATCCCCGAGCCGCTGCAGGATCAGTTCATCCCAGGCCGCCGGCGGAATGAAATCATCGCTCATTTGCACTAGCACCGGCGCCACCGTCGAAAATGCCCCCGCATTCCAGGCCGCCACGCAACCGCCGCCCGCCGGCACCTTCAGGCAATTCAATCGCTCGAGCGCGAAGCTGGCCTCGTCATCGTCATCGATGACAAAGAGATGTTCCACCCGGTCCGGCCGCTCCGCCAGGTCCAGCCACATCTTGCGCGCCTTGGACGCCTGGCGCGCCCGGCCGCGCGTCGCGTGAATCAAGGCGATCCGCGGACCTCCCGCCCGCTTCATGCTCTCGGCCCGCACAAATTCAGCCTCGCCCACCCGTCCATTGGCCCGCAGCGCCTGCGTATAAATGTCATCGCCGGCCCAGCCATAGACCGCCGCGCGATCGTTCCAGTCCCGGATCTCCGGGCCCCGCGTCGCCATCATCTGTCGCGCGTAAGCCAGCCCCAGCTCGTCCTGGCCATAATTCAGCGCATTGGACGTCAGCAGGAAAAGCGCCTCCCGCCGGCGGGCATCCGCCTGGTAAGCCTGGTGCAAAAAGACCTCCTTCGCCGCCGGATCATCCCCTGAGGCTTGGGCCATGTTCAGGAAAATCTCGTATTTCTCCGGCTTGCCGATATCCGGCGCCGCCAGCGCGATCTTCGCCGCCTCGATGCTCCCCTCCGTATCGCCGGCCAGCTCGCGCTCCAGGTGCAAGTGGTACCAGAGCCCCGTCGTCATTTCCTCCTTGGGAATGGAATTCAGGATCGTCAGATTCCGCGGATTGCTCCCCGTCTTCGTCGCATGCGGCAAATGCTTCACCACCACCCGCTGGTCCTCGATCGCCTGGACTGGTTCCACGTGGAACTTAAAGCACTCATGCACCGGAAACCTCCATTGCCCCGCCCCCTTCAGGATCATCCGTTCCCGCGGCACCATCAGTCCGCGCCCGAAGATCCGGTAAGGAAACACAAACGCCGCAAATCCCCCGCGCTCCGCCAGCTCCCGGGCCTCCTTCGCTCCCGACTCCAGGACATCATCCGAATCGCACCAAAAGCAATATTGCCCCGTAGCCAGGTCAAACGACATCTGCCGCGCCGCCGCAAACGAATCCACATGCGGCCAATCACTATGCTCGGCCTGGTTGTGGTACTTCCCGATCACGAAATCGATCCCGTGTGTGCGGCAAAAATTATGCGCCTTGGCGATCGTGCCATCCTCGTCTTGATTCCCCGTCGCTGTCACCAGGACAATCTCATCCGCCAGCGGCGCAAAGCTCTTCAGGCATCTCTCAATGTACTCCTGCACATTGCCCACAATCATGCACAGAGAAATCAAAGGCTTCGCCATCCCAAACCCTGCCAACCTTGGACAACCCTGTCCACACCATTGGTCATTCAATGTCCAATGCCCATTTTTCCGCTTTGCGCTCTTTGCGTTCTATGCGGTTAACAAAAAAAAGCCCCGGCTTTCGCCGAGGCCCCCAATGAACACCAATTCCGACCCGTTAAAAAATCAATCCAACCGTTTGATGATCCGTCCGCCATTCGTGATCCCGACCGAGTAACCGTAGTTACACTCCAGGTTCAGGTAACGAGTGCCGGTAAGCGGATCATAGTAGTCCCGCAGCCCGAAAGTCGCGCCCGTGAGCGGATCGGCAAATTGCGTCGCATTGTCGTATTTGTCCGGCCGTTGCGGCGCCACATAGCGCATCGCGATCGCGATGGCTTGTGGATGGGCGAAAAAGGCATTCACGCTGTTGGCCGAGGGAAAGCTCGAGTTCAACTCGTAAAAGTCGAAACCCAGCGCCCGGGTAACACGGCCCTCGCGGAGCACCGTATTATCGGCAAACATTTGGGCCTGGATGAAATTGGTCACCGCAAGCAAAGCGTCCATGCCCACCGAATCAATCAAAGCCACTCGGGAAGTCTTTGGCGCATTGCCCTGGTTCAGCGCCAGGCGCGCGGCGCGCAACTGCGTCAAATCCATGTTCGCGGCGGTCGTCTGGCCAGCCGAGGCATAGCCCGCGGCGGCCGTGGTCACCAGCGTCAGCACATCTTCCAGCACCGCTTGGGCGAGGGCATTGCCCTGCTCATAGCCGAAGCTTTCCAGCGCGCTATCCGAATTGTTCAGGGCGTCGAGATCCTGTTGGCCGATCGGCACCAACTTGTGGCGCGTCAGGTTAACGGTCACGACGGTCTTGGTACCGCCGCAGATCGCATAGCTGCCGCCGAAAGTCGTCGCGGTCAGCGTGCCCACCAGTGGCACGAGAATCACATTGCCGCGCGTTACTGAATCAACGACGTCGGCTGAGAAATTCGTGGAGAAAACGCTCAACGGCGCCAGCATCTTCACGAACGCCTGCAGGGCCGCATTCCCCAGCCGGGGAATATTCAGATTGGTATAGGTCGCCATAAATCAGAAATAGTTATCGAAGAGTGTGTCTTCCCGTTAAACCGTCTTAGCCCTCCAGGCCGCGTCAAACGCCGCCTTGTGCTTCCGGTAAAACTCGGTCCGGGCCTGCGGATCCTTGATCGCATTGAACTGCTCGATCACATCCCCGGTACTCTCGCCGCCCTTGTTGACCACCGGCGCCTGTCCCTGCGCCTGCGTGATTTCGAGGGCCCGTCGGCTCGCGATCTGGACGACTTGCGCCTCCGGATTCGCCAGCCTGGCATTGGCGGCCGTCAAATCCGCTTCCAGCTTGGTCACCTGCGCCCCGAGCGAAGCCACCGAGGCCTTGGCCGTCACCAGGTCAGCCTGGGCAGCCGTCAAATTCGTTTGGAGAGATTCAGCAGCCGTAACGGTCTCCGAATGGTTATCGGTGAGAGCAGCCCGCGCGTCATCGCGCTCCTTAGTAACCGTGGCCACTTCCGCCTGCAGGCGCTCGATCTCCGCGTTCGCCTTTCCGATATTAAGAAATTTCCAGGCCATAAAAATAAGCGAGTCTCGTCACAGTTAGCCCTGCCCCCCCGTCAACGAAACCCCATCCCCATCGACTCCCAAACTTTTCGCGTCAAGCCGAAATCAGCGGGCCGCTAAAGGTCGCAGGAGTCCGCCCGTGTCATTGGCATCTGTTCGCGGAGGCCAACCGCGCTGTAGGGTGTAGGATTGCCGGCTATGGCCAGCGTTCATAAGCACCCGAACTCGCCCTATTGGTCAGCCGTCTTTCGCGATCGCGACAAGCGTTGGCGCCGTAGGACCACCAAAATGACTGAGCATTCACAGGCCCTTGAATTGGCCATGCAGTGGGAGTCGGAAGAGCACGCCGCGAGACCGCAAAAGCCAAAGGTCGAGAAGCCACTGAAAATCAGCATTATGGGATCACCCGTCGCCGATGGCGATGACGCCCATTTTTATATGGTTCGAGCCCAATCCTCCCTCTTCGTCGCCGGCAAAACGATTTTCAAAATCGGAATCACCTCTAGGCCGGAAGGGCGCATGAGCCAATTGGATCGAGGCCTGCCATTTCAAATAACGATCAGCATGTTTGTGAAGAGCCGATTTGCCTCCAGCATTGAGAAATTCTGGAAAGAACAACTCTGCGGCTATCGAGTCGGGCGAAGCACGGAATGGTTCGCGTTCCCTTCCGGATCAATGCTGAACGACCTAAAGAGGGAGATCGCATCAGAGCTCGAGCACGGCTACCCCGGTCATGATCGCATCTATAAGAGGCGATGCAGTGTCTCAGCGCGGCAGACATGGGAGCGCCATCGCCGACGCTGCTTCGAACGCGGCATCCCTCATTTATCGCCCGAAAATAGCTGGCATTGGTGGGAAAATCCCCCATCCGCGCCCGCGTAACTTCAAATCAGATCCTCGATGCTATCGACCACCCCGTCAGCGAGTCCCTTTTCCACCGCCTCCGCCCCGTCGAAAATCTGCCCCTGCATAACCTCCTCGCTGACCTCGCGCCGCGTCTGCACGCCCTCCTTGAACTGTGCGTAGATCTTATCCACCGAGGCCTGCACCATGGCCAGCTCCTCCGGGTTAAGACTCTTCCAATACGCCCCCATGGTTTTGTATTTGCCGGCGAAAACCTCCGTCACCTTCTCGCCCGCCTTTTTCATGGCCTTGCTGAGATCGAGGTAGGCCGTCCAAACGCCAATACTCCCGACGCTCGCCGATTCCGTGCAATAGAACTGCTGGCATTGCTCCGCCAGCCAAAGCCCTCCCGAGCAGCATTCATCATCCGTGAAAGCGATTGTCTTCTTGCTCACGATCGCGGCGATCTTCCGGCCGAGCTCCGGAATCCCCGTCACGGCGCCGCCTGGCGTCCGGAAATCAAAAAGCAGCGTCCCCACGTTCGAATCCGCCAGCGCGATATCAATCATCCCCGCCACCTCGTCGCACCCGCAACCGCAGCTCGAGAGCGGAATATCGCTCGCATGCCCCACCAGGACTCCATGCACCGGAATGACCATCGTCCCGCCCACAACCGCCACTTCAGCCCGTCCACTGTCCACCCCGTCCACTTCGTCCATGCCGTCCACCCTGGCAATATGCGCCTCCACTACCTTGCAAATCGCCGCATGCCGCGCCCTCGTAATCACCAGCGGCTCATAAAAAAGCTTCGAAATAACGTGCGGATACCTTTTCATGATCCCTGCCCTTTCCCCTCTTCTTCGTTCCCTTTGTTATCTTTTGTTAAGGTCCCGTTCCCCCCATCCCCCGGCCCCGGCGGCAATTGCTGATTCGGCGTCGGCGGCCTGAGACAAACCATCGCCTCCATGATCGAAATCCCGTGCTTTTTCGACAGGATCGCCGCCCGCGTCAGGTCCCCGTCCACCTCGATGAACCGTTGCTCGTCCACCTCCTCGAAATAATCCCCACGCCGGCCGCACGCCTTTTTCCGCGTCGAAATTCCCTGCGCAATCTCCTGGAGATCCACGTCCGAATCATACTTGCGATCGGCGGTCACATCGCCGGGCCCCTGCCGCTCGAATTTCCACCAATCGACATTCTCAGCCAGGTCACCGATCTTGATCGCCTTGGCCACGCCGTAGCCATCCACGCGCGCCGCGGCCCGGCCCACCATCCGCCGGCGTTTCTTCAGCACGCGATTGATCTTCTCGACTACCACGCGCATCGAGGCGCCCCCGACCTTGCCCGGTTCGAGCGAAAAAAAGACATCCCATTCCGTCCCGCGAAAAGCATCGCGCACCGTCCGATCCATGAAATTCTGCGACCCCGCGCCCGGCCGGCTATAATCGAAAGCCTCCAGCTTGCTCCCCGAATTGGCCTTCAGGTAATGATACATCCCCTGTTGCAGGAGCTGCACGTCCGGAGCCGTCCGATTATTCGAGCTGTCATAGGTCGCCGCGGTGGCCATCACCGCCTTTGCCGTGTCCACCTCTCCGGCCTCGTTCGTCTCGACGATCGTTTTGCTCGCGAAAACCTTTTGCGCCAATCTCTCGAAATCGCTCCACTCGGCCATGTCCTCCCACGGAAACGCGCTCGAAGCCAGCCAACTCACCCCGCGCAACTGCCCCGGGAACATCGGCGCGAACGTCAGGAACATATTCTGCGCCGGCACATCGGTATATTCCTGCGCATAACCCAGGCTGGCCTCCGACAGCAGCCGATACGCCAGCGGCCGCATATAATCGTCCACGATCACCCCGTCGATGATCTGCGCCCCATCCCAGGGGCCGCCCTCGATCAAATCCGTGGAAGACTGCGGTCCGGACCCAATCCGGTGCCCCGGAATCGTTTGGATCATCGGGTAACCCTGGTCCGTCTCCGTCAAAATTGTGCCCACATCCCCATCCACCATCGTGCTCACCACCTGGTTGAACAGCCAGGCGTCGCCGTCGTACGGCCAGCCCGCCATATCGAAAATCTTGTGCCAATTGAACAGCCAGGTCTCGGCCATGTCGCCCCAGGCCCGGTTGGCCCCATAGAATTGAGGAATGAAAGTCCCGACCGCCAGGTCAGCCTGCTCCAGGACCATGCCCATCAGCGCCGGGATATTCCAAAACATCCTGCGCCCCATCGAAGCCAGCACCCTCCGCCCGTAACTCGAGATATTCCGGTGAAAATCCCGATCCGCCATCACCACCCGCTTGCGATCCGCCGACGGCCGCGAAGCCTCGATCAGGTGATTGTTCGAATACCCCTGCGACGACCTCTTATCCAGGAACTTGTAAGCCTTTTCCGCCATGGTTCAAATCAGGTAGGGCTCGTCACTCTGTGCGAGCCTCGGTCGATCAAAACGTCCCATCCTCCATCATCGGATCCCTACGCCGGCTAAACGCCACCCGTGTCTCGGTGATCGCGGTGACCTGGTCAATTGGGTATTTCGTCGAATCCAACAGGTTCAAAGCCTTCAAAATCATGCGAATCCTGGCCTCCGGCGACTTATT